TAGCTCTAGGAACACCCGGTCCTGTTCGGTGATGGCGCCCTTTTTGTGGATCTTGGCCAGCAGTGCCGTGAACTGCGTTTTCTGCGCCGACTCGCCAGGGGCCAGCCGGTAATACATCATGGTGGCGTTGCCAGTCGCGCCCTTGAATGATGGGATGAACGTGCTGGCATCGGCGCCTAGGTCGGTGGTGGGCAGCAGCTGCACGCTGGTTTCCACTGACCAGTTCTGCACCTTCGCAACGGGCTTGCCGTTGAACACCACGCCACCTGTTCGGCCTGTGTAGAAACCCATCAGCTGACGCCCTCCTGTCCCTTCAGGCTATTCACCTCACCCTGAACAACGAATCGCTGAAGTCCGCCACCCTGCTGAGCACCTGGCTGCCGCTGATTTCGCACGGATGCTCCAGGGCCTTCACCGTCACCTCGCCCTCTTCGCTCATCGCCACCTCCGTTGCGCGAAACACCCGTTTGCGGTTGGCCGCTGCGCCGAGCACGAACATTGCCCCCACGTCGTCCCGCAGATCGTTGGCGCTGCCGTCTGTCACCTGCACATTGTCCAGTGAGCGGACCTTGCCGCCGGTGCGGTAGATCAGCACGCTGTACTGGCCATCGGCCACTCGATCGCTCAGCGGTGCATTGAGCACGCCACCAGGCATCACCACCCCGGCGGTCATCCGGTCCCAGGTATTGAGGCCCATGTCCACGTAGATGTAGGCGCCAGGGCTGATCGGTGAATCGGTCGGGAAGGTCTGGAACTCAATCCCTCGCCGGACCCAGCGGCGCTGATTGCAAAGCAGCTTGGCGTACAGAATCGCCTGCTCCCGCTGCGTGACGAACTTGGAGAGGTCGAATGACTGGCGGATTGCCGCGCCCTCGTTCGCGTCCGCCAACTGCACATCCACGCTGGCATTGCGCGGGAACACGTCATTGGCCTCTGTTTCGCGATAGATCACCGTGGCGATCAGATCCTGAACGGTGCTGCCGTAGTCAAGGAACTCCTCGCGGTAGGTGCCCTCTAGGATGTTGCCCTGATTGAACAATGCCGTGATCGTCACCTGGCGATTTGCTCGGCCGCTGTTGTTCACCGGCACCGCCGGCACGAGTGTTTCCTTGCCGCCGATCTTGGCGAACTCCAGCAGGGAGTACGGAGCCGCCTCCGCCCAGAACTGCCGCCATGAACCGAGCTCGGCAATCAGCGGATCCATGAATAGCTGGCACCCGAGGCCGTTGTTCTGACAGAACCGCTTGCTCAGGGCCAGGCTGGCCCAATCCACACCAGACGGCTTGGCGTACTTGCCGATGCCGTTCTCATCGTCCAGCACCGTGTCGGCGAAGATGTCCGGCGCCCAGCTGGTGCTGTCGAGGGTCTTTGTGTAGGTGCCGTCGTCGTTCACCACCCAGGAGTCTTTGCCGTTGGTGACATAGGCCGAGACGCTGCGCAGATCCTGCACGCCGCGGCCACTGAACACGCCAAACGCGAGCATGCTCATTCCGGCGTACTTGCCCTCCATTGATCCCAGCTGCTGCTCAGTGACGGCTGTGATCTGGAACTCAGGCCCGCCCTCGAAGCTGAACTGAGTATCCGTATCGGAGCGGATGCTAAACAGGTCCCACTCGTTGGTCAGAATCGGCCCACGATCCTTCAGCGCAGACTTCAGCGACTCGCCGATTTCGACAATGCTGCCCACCCATCGGAACTGGTTGCCCTGGTGCCCGTAGCTGACGCTGCCGCCTGAGTTTTCGATGAACGCCATTCGCTGCTGGCGGTTGCGCGCCACCTCGGCGTAGGGATCGGCGATCGGGTCAAACGTGAACTCCCACTTCCTGCCCGTCGCACCGGCCCTGAAGTCGAGGCTGATGAAGTTGTCGAGGTCGGCTGATCGGCGGCAGGCGATGATCACCGGCAGCAGGTCCAGCGTTGCATCGTCGAGCGAGCGGTAGCGCACGGCATAGAACGCCATCCGCGCCTTGATGCCGTTGTCGCTGACCCGGTAGCCCTCCGGTTCGCTGTCGCCGTACTTTTTCTGCCGTCCCTGGATGCGGCGGAATAGCTTGACCCGCATTGAGAATGACACCAGGTCGCAGGCGGTCACGGTCTGGTAAGCGGCGCTGTCGGCCTTGCACAGGGCCTTGGTGTAGAAGGCGTTATCCTCAGCCGGATCGCCGAACTCCGGCGCCTTGTCCTGTTCGTAGGACGTGGATGGAGTGCGGCCAGGTTCGATGCAACGGAACGTGGCCCTGATCTCGTTGCTGTCGAGATCGAGGTTGTCGGTGATGGTGGACAGAGCGAACTTCGCCGTGCCCAGCGTGTAGGTGCTGCCGCGGTCCAGGGAGGTCACCAGCTGATAGCGGAGCTCCTTTGCCGCTTCCTCTGCGATGTTCGCCTTCGCCTCTGCCTTGGCGAACACCACCACGATTTCACGGCCAACGCTGTAGATGCCGGTGCCACCTGCGTTCCAGCTGTCGCCGGCGATTGTGATGCCGTTGCTGGCGGATTTGATGTCGCCGTTGCTGCCCCGCTCCTGCAGCTTGACGTTGATCGGGATCGGGTTGTAGACGCCGCAGCTGGTCAGGCTGCTGGGGCTGAATGCCTGGCTGAATCCATGCCGCCGGGTGGCACCGTCGATGATCTGGCACACGTCATCGGCCGGCCCAGCGCTGACCCGCGAGGGGTCGCCATCGTCGCCGATCACTCGATCGGAGAACCGCGCTCGGCCGCTGGCCCGGTAGTAGAGCCAGGTCTTGGATGCGGCGAACTCCCGCAACGGCAGCTGGCCAAATGCCACCCGGTCCCAGTCGATCTCGCGGATCTGTGCCGCGCCGGCCACCAGTAGCAGCTGCATGAACTGGCTGCTGCCATAGGACCGCACAGCGGACCACACCAGCGACGTTGCGACCCGCACGCCGCCGCGAGGGTTCTGCGCGGTGTTGGTGTAGACCAGGTTCACCGGATCGCCGTACTGCGCCAGTTCCTGCGATGCGTTGAACCCGAAGCGTGGGGCGAATCGCTGCTCGCGGGTCTGGCGCGGCGATCGGCCGGCGCTCGGCACCGATGGCCGCAGCAGCAGGGCGCTGGCCACCTGGAACAGGATGCCCACCACCGTGAGCGCGATGGATGCGGTGAGGGGGTCGCAGCGGATCTCCGCCTGCTGATCTTCGACGCTGCGGCTGTAGTCCTTCTGCTGGGCCGCGATGAAGTCCAGGTAGTCCTCCTGACTCACGCCCAGCTGCTCAATCAGCTGGTGCTCATAGGGCAGCAGTCGTCTCATCGCAGCCGGTAGCACTGGCCGGCGCCCTGCGGCAGCGGCGTCATCACCACAGTTTGTCCAGGGGCAATGAACATCACCCCGCCATCCACCGCCACACCCAGCGCCGCTGCAGCGCCGTTCAGCAAGATCGGGTCGCCCGGTAGGGCCACGGCCACGGGGTCGGCCAGAGAGGCCAGCAGCCGCCGCAGGTGGAGCAGCCCGAAGGTCTCGGCTGTGTGCTCCCGGTAGACCCACTCGAACTGCGCCGCATGATCCGGCAGGCCCAGCCGCCGCCGCACCGCGCAGGCCAGCTGGAAGCAGTCCGTGCAGCCGCTGCCATCACCAGGGCGGCAGCCCCACTGATACGACAGGCCGATCAGATCATTCATCGCAGATACAGGTCGGCGTTCAGCGGCAGCACGCCCACGTTGTCGCTGGTGAGGGTGCGGGCCGGAAAGTCGCTGCCCACTGAATCCATTGCCGACCTGAACCTGAGCTCCACGGTGTCATCGTTGAAACCGGAGCCGGTGCCAACGTAATAATCCTCGTACTGATTGGCGATCGATTCGTTGGCATTGAGCCAGAGCGTGGTCAGCGTCAGCTCGCTCAGCCGGTTGCCGTCGCCTTCCTCCACCAGCCGCAGCACCACTTCCAGGTTCGGGAACAGGATCTGCAGCGACTCGTTATCACCGTTCAGGCTGGCCAGCGCGCCATTGGACTGAAACGGGGCGAACGCATAGCCCTGGCCCAGGTAGGTGTAAACGTCGCCGACAAAGTAGTTCTGATACCGGTGGCGGGTGCCGGTGCTGGTGCGCAGGTTGAACAGCTGCGCGATGCGGATCGTGGTCATACGTTCAGCTCGGCCACCAGGCTCACCGTGATGGTGCTGATCTCATTGCCCACCCACTCAATCTGCGGAGGTTCGGCGTATTCCCACAGGCAGCTGTCGGGCGAGCGGAGCATTCCGCGCAATCCAGAGCCGGGCCCTGTGGTGGTGACCCCTGCGAATGTCGAGGCCGGCAGATCGAAGCGCTCGAAACCGGCCTCGGTTTTTTCGTAGTGCCGCACGATCTGCAGGATGTCCCGATCCCGGCGATTCGCGAACGCCAACCGCAGCTGGTAGCCGTAGGCCTTGTTGCCGAACGACCGCTTCACGGTTGTGCCAGCTTGGCTGCGGTAGACCTTGATGGGATAGACGCCGAGCGTCATCGAACGGGATGACGGCTTGAGATCGGGGAAGGTGATCGACATCAGCGGATCCCCACTCGGCTGCGGGTGGCCGGGCTCTGCTGCAGTCTGTCGAGGGTCATGCTTAGGCCCCGCTTGGCGCCGTCGTTGGTGGCACGCTTGCGGGTCTCGGCCATCGCGGCCTCCAGCTGATCGCGGGAGACGTACTCCACCCCGTTGATCGTGGTGGTCTCAAAGCTCATGTTGAGCACCGGCGAGGTGTTGCTGCCGGCGGGCGATGCACCCATCAGCTCCCGCATCCGGTCGCCACGGTTGCCGTCCGGGGCCTGCAGCGCCACGGGGATCCGGCGGCCATCAGGCAGCGGCACATAGGCCTCATTCATCGAGCCTTCGCCGAATAGGGCCACCTGAGGGCTGTTGGCGACACCGCCGCGAGAGTAGGCCTTGAGCGGCAGCGGGCCGGAGGGGGACATGATGCCGCCGTTGGCGAAGCCGGTAGTGGGGAAGCTAAGGGCGGGGCTGATGCCACCAGCGCCGAACGGGCCGGTCGATGACCCAGAGAACCCGCCACCCGCAGAGCTGCCGATCCCGGCGAACATTCGGGCGATGCCGATCGCGATGTACTGGGCGATCATCTTCTTTGCCGTGTCAATCAGCGCGCTGGCGATGCCCTGCAGGAAGTCGGCGAACACTTCTTTGGCGGACTTGGTGCCGGCGATCATCTCCGCCACGCCGCTTGTCACCATCGACGCAGCAGCATCGGCCGCCTGGCCGATGGCGGGGTACCTTTGCAGAATCTCATCGAGCTGCGCCTTCTGCTGCTCCAGCACGTTGAACACCGTCGGCTCGGATGCTTGGCGGGCGAGGTCTTGCATCATGCGCTGGCGCTCCACCAGGATCTCGTTCAGATCCTGTTCTGCCCTGAGCCGAGCCAGTGCCAGCTGTTGCTCCTTTTCGCGCTCCAGTCCTTCGCGGATGGCGGCGGTTTCAGCCACGCCGCCGAGCCGGGCGATTTCCTCTTCAATCGCCTTCAGGCTCTGCAGTTTCTCTAGGTGCTGCTGAGTGATGTTGTCAATCTCAATTTCAAGCTCTAACCGGCGGCGTTGCTCATCGGTTGTGGCACCTAGCAGGCTCCTTTCGTTGTGAAGCTGCACAGCAGTCTTGGCCCGTTCTTCGTTGAACTCTTCGAGCTGTTTCTGTGCGGCGGCTTGCTGTTCGCGGAGTTGCTCCATTGCGGCCATGCTTTCCTCGTAGCCGGCAACTTGAGCTTGCGCCTGTTCGACAGCGCCAAACCCAATATTTTCCATTGAGCCACCAAAGAATGTGCTCAGCGCTTTCTGGCGATGCGGCCCCATCCGCTGCACGCCGCTCACGGCGCTAGTGCCGAATGAGTCGCGGGCGTTGCGATTGGCGCGAGGATTGCCGGCCAGTACGGTGGTATAGAGATCCAACAGGCTGGCCCCTTGGGTGCTCATGCCCACGCCCTTGAAGCGATCTTGGAAATACCGCACGACGGGCCCCATCACCTGCTCCTCAAACGACTGGCTGGGAGTGACGCCGTATTGCCGCCGTTCAGGTGCACCGAACTGGATCAGGCCTTGGTAGTTGCCGCCAGCGCCACCACGGATTGACGGACTGAAGGTGCCGGCGGTCTCGAAGCTGATGATCGTCGCCAGGTCAAGCGGACTGACGCCGAGCTTTTGAGCCGCAGCCACCAGCGCCTTGCCGCGGCTGGAAAGCTCGAACCTGGGAGCCGCAGCAGCCCTGCCCCCCGTGCCAGCAGCCGCCCCGCCACCGCCAGCAGCGCCGGGCAGATCGGGTGCGGGTGGAGCACCGGGGAGGGTGCTGGGGAGGGTGCCGGGGATCGGCGCGACAGCAGGACTTGCCGCAGGCCGTGGCGCCGCACTAGGCCGGAAGTTCAGCGCCTGTTCCATGGCGCCGGCCACGTCCACGCCCATCAGCTTCAGAATCGCCTGCATAGGATTGAGGCGCTCCAGCATCTGGGAAATCAGCCGGCCCCAGTTGATGCCGATTGAATCAAATACGCTGCCAAAAATAGACTGGATGTTGATACCCAGCTGCCTGAATGCTGCGTCCACCGGGTTAAGGGTGCTCAGCAGGTTCTGCATTGCCTGCCTGCCGATCGACTCCACGGCGCGAAATGCGCCCACTACAAAATCCCGAGTGCCCGCGATGATGGCCTGAGCGCGAGCGGCGGCCTGACCGATGTCTCGCTGCAGCGCAGCGAAGAACACGCCGAACCGCGCCGGGATCGTGTTGACAAACTCCCTGAACGGCTCATTGAATTTGTAGGCCGCGGCTGTAGCCGCCGCAATGCCGACCGCCACCAGTGCCCATGGGCCCAGTGCTGCGAGGTTCAGAGCCGTGGCGGCCTTCGTCGCAAGCGCTGCAGCGCCCTGGAAGCTGAGTAGCCCAGCAACGCCCGCCTTGATGCCGCTGGCGCCGCCCACCAGCGCCAGCGCGCCAGACACAGCATTCACCGCCACCACCAACCCCAAGGTGCTGATCCCGGCGGCAGCGGCAGCAGCGCCGATATTCCTGATCGGATCAGGCAGTTTCATCGCTGCGCTGATCGCCATGTTGAACGTGTCAATCAGCGGCTTCATTGCTGCGCCGATCATCCCGCCGACCTGATTGGCCAGGTATTCAACGTTGCCACCGGCCACCACGATGGAGTAGTTGAAACCCTGCATCTTTTTCTGGGTTTCTTCGGCTACCCCGCCAGCGTTACGGACGAACCCGAACATTTCCTGAATCTTGGATTCAGTGAAGTTCATCGTTGCGAGGAACTTACTGGCGGCCTCTGTGCCAAACAGCGCCTTTGCCAAGATCGCCTGATCGCTGATACTCAGCTTCGCAAAGCTATCCTTGAGCGCCAGGATCACCTGATCCATTGGCTTGAGCTTGCCTTGGGTGTCCAGGATCTGGGCGCCCAGTACGTCCATCGCCTTGCCCAGCAGCTTGTTGCCTCTGGTCAGGCTCTGGATTTCCTCATCGGCGCCGCCGGCTGCGGTCTGCAGTCTGAACAGGCCCATCCTCAGGCCGGTGCCAGCGTCGCTGCCGCGGATGCCTGCGTTGGCCATCAGGCCCAAGGTGGCGGCCAGATCCTCAATGGAGACACCCAGTGTCTTGGCAACCGGCGCGCTGTATTTCATCGCCTCGCCTACATCCAGCACTCCCTGGTTGGACTTGTTCGCCGCCTGCGTGAGAATGTCAACGACTCGATTGACCTGGCTGGTCTCCAGGCCGAACGCCCGCATGTTGTCGGCAGCGATGCTGCCCATCTCCTCGAACGACACCGCCGTGGCCTCAGCGCCGCGCACGATGCCCGCCAGGGACTGCGTGGTTTCCTGGGCAGTGAATCCCGCCCGGCTCAGCGACGTGGCCAGCGCAGCCACCTCAGTGGGCGTGCCGGCCGCCACAGCAGCGACCTTCTCGATCTCCTTCTGCAGCACGCCGAACGCCCCGGCGCTGCCCTCAATGGCCGCCGCCTTGCGCACCTCCGCGTCGAAGCGACCGAACTGCATCGTGATCTGCTGCAGCCCGCGGCCAATGCCGGCGGCGGCTAGGCCGGTGACAAGTTTCTTGCCCAGCGAATCGCCCGTTGCCGTTGCAGTTCCATCCAATCCGCGGAGCTTGCCCTCCAGGCGCTGGATCTCGGCGCCGTACCGGTTGAACTCCCGGCTGCCGATCCGGGCCTGCTCCTGCAGCCCGCGGAACGCCGTAACGCTGCTGCGGATCCCGGCAATGGTGCTGTCATTCGCACGGGAGAACTGGAACGTCGCAGCCCGCAGGGTG